AGGATCAAATCAGGAGCCAACAGTGACAAGGCCTGATCAATACCCAGTATATCCCGAGGACAACGGCAGTGATACTCCAAGACTTCCATACGCACCAGTCTAGTCTTGATGAGTCAAGCGGCTACAGCCTAGCAGGCAGCTTCACCCGTGATCTCACGGCCAGTAAAGTCTGGTTGCTCACGGAGTTAGAACGCATACAACGAGATTTCAGCACTGTTTATGTGTTGGGATCTTGGTATGGAAATCTTGCACTATACATGACCTTGCAACCAAGAATTCACGCAGATCGAATCATCAACGTTGAAAAGAATTTGGAAATGTTAGATGCCAGCCAAAGTTTGTTGGACTTGGCCGGAGCCAGCAACGTCAAATACATGTTGGCAGATGCCAACAAGTTAGACTACCGACAACTAGGAGACAGTGGCTGTGTGATCAATACCAGCCTTACCGACATGCCAGGACGAGCATGGTTCTTGAATATACCTGACGGTACCTTGGTGGTGCTTCAAGGGCGCGACCATGATCCCAACAGAGATTTTTCGAGCACACAGGACATTGTAGACCGTTTTCCACTCAGCGAAGTATTGTATCATGGACGTATGCAACTGCGTGATCCTGAAACTGAATATACTCGTTACATGGTAATTGGACGCAAATAGAATTTGGCCTTAGGACCGAATGGCCGGCTGCTGGCCTGGTGAAACGATTCGCTACCGTGACGCCTGAAGTGAGCTAACTACTAGCATGATTATTGCCAACCACAAACCCATAAGAATTATTGGTTACGCAGGATCCTCAATGACACAGGAATTCGTCAACGAAATTTCAAAAACGCACAAACCGGTGATTATTACACTCAAAGATTTTGAGCTAGATATCAATGATCAATATCAATATATTGTTTCCAACACATTTGACATGGCAGAAAGAAAAAATGTCATTGATCAAATTGACAAATATCAATTAGATCTTGTAACGGTCATACATGATTCTGTTTTAATAGGCACTAATCCCGAAGCTCTAATAGGAGCTGGCAGTTTTATATTTCCTTTTACTTGTGTAAGTCTGGGTGCGCAAATCGGTCGTCATTGTGTGATTGGGCCATATAATTTAATTGGTCACTATAGTGTGTTAGGCAATAACTGCATAACCCGTCCAGGAGTTACCATAAGTGACAAAAGTCAAGTAGGTAACAACTGTATTTTTAACATCAAAGCAACTGTGACCAACAAGGTCCACATCGTTGATGATGTTGAAGTTCAAGGATTAAGCAACGTGGTCAAAGACATAACGGTAGCTGGCCAGTATGTAGGTGCTTTGGCACGGCGTGTTAGCGATTTCCAAATACAGTAAACTCAGTTAAAGGTTTATAGTCTTGCCAACTCCAGATTTTTTCTTGAGGCACATCATGCAGTTGATCAAACAAAAGAATACCACGGGCAGCGTCTTCTGGTGTCATATAGTAGTGATATCCGATCAGTTTGATGTCGTCGTTGATCCAGAGCAGTTCTCTGTTTCTTCCATCACGCACCATGCATTGTAATTTTTTATAAAGATCAATATCGTCGGTCAATATCATTCCGCCGCGACCAATGGGAATATGTTTTTTAAACTGAAAACTCAGGCATGTCAAGGTTCCAGGTAGATAGCTGTTTTGTTGCCATACTCGAGCCGCATCAATGACTGGCAGTGGATCCAAGGCATATTGATTTTGCCATTTTAAATTAACAAATTTGTAATTTTGCCGTATTTTTTCTGCCATCATAGCCACACTCATGTAGGTATGGTCGGGTATGGCAATTTGTTGATCAAGCTGATCTAGGGCCAACAAACTCAATTCCATAGCGTGAGTGCAACAGTCCGTGGCCACTGCATATGGTGCTCCAAAAAACTCTGCTATCTTTTTTTCAAACAAATCAACTATCTGCCAGTTATGCTCGAATTCATAACCGTGTTGTCTGAGTTGATCTAGTTCAAAGCGATTTATAGACATGCTGAAAGTTGTTGTATGATTTGTTGGCAAGTCTTTAATTCACTGACATGATCTATACCGTGACCTAGATACACATGACCATCTTGTCTACCACGCATGCCACGCAATAATCCCATGGTGCCATTGGCATCGTCGGGTCCACGATAGGGCTGGAATTGCAAGGCACTTTGTTTACGCTCTACACCACCCACTTCATGCACAAATTTTGTCAAATCGGCACTTTGTTTTTGTATGGCTGCTAATTTGGTTTCTATGCTCAGCGGACTTTCTACGCTCAAGGCCAGCACTGTGCCCACAGCAACCATTTCTGCCCCTAGATTAATGTAATCCTTGACCTGTTCAGCTGTGCCCACACCACCGTATGGTATCAACATGGCTCTTGGGGTCAACTCGAGTTGTTTTAAAAATAATTCTCGTATTGGGGTGTGTCCGGTGAATCCAGCACTTTCGGCACCTTTGATACAGAATCCGTCCAGCAGATGTAGATCCATGGTAGCTTGATCCACCGGATCATACATGCGTTTGAAAACCTTGGTTCCTAGAGCCTTGATCGGTTCCAACAATGCAATTAAATCTGTGGTCAACTCTTGTTCGGTGGCCGTGGGTCTGAATGTATTTTTGTCACCGTAAATTATTTCCATGGTAGGAATATGATGAGATTTTACAATGTCTTGCACAGCTATTGATTCGTATTCATGCAATTCAAAACTAAGATGTATGCGATTGGTGCCAGTGCTTTGAACAAATTTGTCCAGATCGCGTTGCATGAGTTCTGGCTTGCCGTTGTAGGTCCAAGAACACAGGCTAGGATAACCTCCTGCCTTGTGGACTGCAATGGCCAGTTCCACAGTTGACCCTTTGTTCATGCAGGCTTCTAAAATAGGATATTGAGATTGGAATACCGCGGACATGAACTATTTACAATCAAAATGTTTGATCAACCATTTTCTTGACAATTTTCCAGAATCAGATCGAGGTATGTTTTGCAATTGCTTGATCCATGAAGGATAACAGGCAGAGTGTATGAGTTGTAGTTTTTGGATAACCTGTGACATATCTACCTCACCAACATAGGCACAATTTACTGCCGTGATTCCAAAAATCATGATTTCTTGCAGTTCCGGAATAGCCTGTAGCATTTGTTGCTCTACACTGACTGGGTCTATTTTGTAACCTCGCACATTGATACGATCGACACTGCGACCCAGTATTCGATAATAGCCATGATCATCCTGCTCGGCCAAGTCACCGGTGTCAAACCAATCCTGAGTGTATGCTTGTTTACTCTTGATCCACAAATGACCGTTCCTTATGTCGGCCTCTACACCAGTGGTAGGGACACCTACTGTGCCTGATCGTTGGGGACCTTGCAAGGGATTGGACAACACATGACTCATGGCTTCGGTCATGCCAAAATATTCCACTACCGGCACCTGAAATTTGTTTTGAAGTTGTTGAAAAAGTTCCGGGCTCAGTGGAGCACTACCGCTGCGGATCAATCTCAATGTAGACAATGGCAATTCATGCACCACGGACAATATGTCAGGTATAGCCGACACAAAGGTGGGTTGATATTTGATCATCTGTCGCGCTTGGCGAACCGATAAAAAATGTGTTTCACAGCCTGCGTCTCGTGTGGCCCAATACAACGATTGTCCGTGAGCATGCCACAGACTCATCACTCCCACATATCTATCATTGGCTGTGATTTCCAAATCTTTCTGTATTGAGCTCACTAAATTGTTCAGTTGTTGTTGTGAAAAACTATAGAATTTGCTGTCGCCTACAGTGCCCGAAGTATACCATAGCAGGCGTTCGTTGCTGTAGTCACCGCCGGATCTTTGTTGTTGGTAATTGGGTTCAATCAAAAGGCTCCAATCTACTTGATCCAAAAGGTATTTTTTCCTCGCAGGAGTATAATCCGGATTCACGATCATGATGCTATAATCATCCAATTGACCTATGTAGTCCTGTGGATTGGGGACACACAAAACTGCTCTTTTCATTGACCTACCTGGGAAATTTAATATATAATAAGTTACTTATAAAGAGCATCCACAATGAAAAAGATATTTTTGACCTTGAGCATGGTCTGGATTTCTGTTGTCCAGGCCCAGGAAATCATACGCATACAAACTCCCTACACGGCCAGCCACAGTGGCACTCCGGCCATGTTGCGTATCATCGAAACAGCCAATAACATGCAAAAAGACTATACCTTTGTGTTGGAATTCCGGCCTGGTGGTAATCAAGTTATCGCAGTCAAACAAATGGATCAAGATCCACAGCGCAATTTGGCCATCATAGCCGCCTCGTTCGTGGAAAATACCGAACAGAAAATTTTGTCAGCCGCAGACTATGTGCCTGTGTGGAGTCTAGGTGACGCTTGCTGGATGGTCATGTCAACCGTGGCCCGTAGTTCATCTATTTTTGGACTACGAGATTCCAAGGAGCTCACAGTAGGCACTGTGGGATTTGGCAACGCCACACATCTCACCGCCTTGCAGATTGGAAAAAAATACAATTTGAAAGTGCGTTTGGTTCCATTCAAGTCCAACTATGATGCGGTAGTAAACATGATCGGTGACAATGGAGTGACTTTTGGTATCGACACTCCGGCATCATTTGAAAATCTACGTTCAAGGAATCCACGCCTTAAAAATTTGGCCGTAAGTTGTCCTAAACGTCTGCTTGACTATCCAGATGTGCCCACACTGCGCGAGCAAGGCATAGTGGCACCATCGGTTATCAACATTGTGGTAGCCAACCAGATCATGTCTGCAGACCGCAGGCAACAACTGGGCAAAATACTTGAACAGGCCACCAATATGATCGGTGAACCAGAAATAGTCAAGTCAAGCGGATTCGTGCCACCACAGTTTGATCAAATAACTGCACAACAACATTTTACCAAAAGTATGGAGTTGATCAGCAAATTGCGCAGACAATTTGAAAAAGAAATTATGCAATCGCAGTAGTTATTGACAGGCTGTCAAATATTCTGTATAGTAAACAATTAAAGGAGAAATAAATGGCAACAAAAAACTTTAACTCAGAACAAACTAAAAAGCTCAATCAAGTGATCAACGAAGGTATGCAGGTCATGCACGAAATCGAAACCTTGACCGGTGGACTCAATGACACTGTCAAGGCAATAGCAGAGGAACTAGAAATTAAACCCAACATCCTCAAAAAAGCCATTAAACTAGCACACAAGAGTGAGTTTGGTCGTGAGCAACAGGATCATGAGTTGTTGGAACAGATCTTGACCACGGTAGGTAAAACTCTATAAATATCTCTAGCAAGAGACGAGTCGTTGCCGTAAGCAACATGAATCATGGCCAGCCAGCCATAACTGGAGAATAGTTTGAGTTACGTAGACGCACTTTTTGATCGTGAACACGATCGCATACATGTAGTTGAACGCAGAGATAGCGAACGTCGCTATCAGGAATACCCGGCCAACTATGTGTTCTATTACGATGATCCCCGTGGCAAGTTTGTCAGTATCTATGGCAACCCAGTCAGCCGCTTTAGCACTAGAAACAACAAAGAATTCCGTAAAGAGATCCGCATACAGTCGGGCAAACAACTGTATGAATCAGACATCAATCCCATATTCCGTTGCCTAGAGGAAAACTACAAAGGACAAGATGCACCACGCCTGAACGTGGCGTTTTTCGACATTGAAGTAGACTTTGATTCCGATCGTGGATTCAGTCCACCAGAAGATCCATTTAATCCTATTACTGCTATTTCTGTTTACCTAGGCTGGGTCAACAGATTGATTACCTTGGTAGTTCCACCCAAGCACATGACCTGGGAGACTGCACAGGAGATTGTGGCCGAGTTTGACGACACCCTGTTATTTGAGCGTGAGGAAGACATGCTCAACACGTTCCTGGATCTCATTGAGGATGCCGATGCACTTTCGGGTTGGAATTCAGAGGGCTATGATATCCCTTATACTATTAATCGCGTGACCCGTGTGCTCAGCAAAGATGATACACGCAGATTCTGCTTGTGGAATCAGTATCCCAAAGGCCGAACCTTTGAACGCTTTGGCAATGAAAGTCAGACCTATGACTTGATCGGTCGTGTGCATATGGACTATATGCAACTGTATAGGAAATACACCTATGAAGAGCGTCATAGTTATAGTCTGGATGCCATCTTGGAGTATGAAGGCCTAGAAGGCAAGACCAAGTTTGAAGGCACACTAGATGCGTTGTATAATCAAAACTTCAAGAGGTTCATTGAATATAACCGACAGGACGTCAACGGCCTGGCCCAGTTAGACAAGAAGCTGAAATTCTTGGACTTGGCCAATACCTTGGCACATGAGAACACAGTGTTGCTACAGACCACCATGGGTGCCGTGGCCGTGACAGAACAGGCCATTATCAATGAAGCGCACGAGCGTGGACTTGTAGTGCCTAATCGCAAAGAACGTTACAGTGACGAGGACACACAGGCCGCGGGTGCTTATGTGGCTTATCCACGCAAAGGCATACACGAATTTGTGGGCAGCATAGACATCAACAGTCTATATCCTTCGGCAATTCGAGCACTCAATATGGGACCCGAGACCATTGTAGGACAACTGCGCCCTGTAATGACTGAACGCTACATTGCTGACAAGATGCGTAGTGGATCGAGTTTTGCTGCGGCCTGGGAAGGCCTGTTTGGCAGTCTTGAATACACTGCTGTCATGGAACAAAAACCGGGCACAGAAATCACTGTAGACTGGCAAGACGGTGAAGAAAGTATTCACAGCGCCGCAGATGTTTGGCGCATGATCTTTGACAGCAACCAACCTTGGATGGTCACAGCCAACGGCACTATCTTTACCTATGAACGCGAAGCAGTGATTCCTGGCTTGTTGAAACGTTGGTATGCAGAACGCAAAGAAATGCAGGCTCGACTCAAAGAATGCAAGAATCTCGAAGATGAAGAATATTGGGACAAGCGTCAGTTGGTCAAAAAGATTAATTTGAATAGTTTGTATGGCGCTATCTTGAACCCAGGTTGCCGTTTTTTTGACAAACGCATTGGACAAAGCACCACACTCACAGGTCGTGCCATTGCCCGTCACATGGATGCCTATGTCAACGAGTGTATCACGGGTGAGTATGATCATGTGGGTGAGGCCATCATTTATGGCGACACAGATTCATGTTACTTCTCAGCCTATCCGGTATTAAAACCCGAGATCGAAGCTGGAAACATGATCTGGTCGAAAGAAATGGCTGTGCAGTTATACAACAGCATCGCAGATCAAGTCAATGAAAGTTTTCCTGGATTTATGGAACAGGCATTCCACGTTCCTCGAGCCATGGGCGAAGTCATACGTGGTGGTAGAGAGATTGTGGCCAGCAAAGGCTTGTTCATTACCAAAAAGCGTTATGCTGTGCTATACTATGACAAAGAGAACAAACGTGTGGACACACATGGTGAGCCCGGACGGGTCAAGGCCATGGGTCTAGATTTAAAGAGATCTGACACACCCAAGGTCATCCAAGACTTCCTCAGCGAGATCCTCAACGATGTGCTCACAGGTAAAACACGTGAGCAGGTCATTGAAAAGATCCGTGAGTTTAAATATGCTTTCAAAGAGAGACCGGGTTGGGAAAAGGGCAGTCCCAAGCGTGTGAACAACTTGACCAAGTATGCCAAGGAAGAAGAACGCTTGGGCAAAGCCAACATGCCCGGCCATGTGCGTGCCGCAATCAACTGGAACAACTTGCGTAAAATGAACTCGGACAAGTATAGCATGCAGATCGTGGATGGCATGAAGACCATTGTGTGCAAGCTGAAATCAAATCCGTTGGGGTGGACCAGCATAGGTTATCCCACAGACGAAACCAACTTGCCCGCATGGTTCCGGGAACTGCCGTTTGACGATGCAGACATGGAGCAGACTGTGGTAGATCAAAAACTAGACAACTTGCTGGGTGTGTTGGATTGGGATCTCAAATCAGCCACCAACACAGAAAACACTTTTCAAGCACTGTTTGATTGGTAATATGAAACTTAGTGAATTAGTTGCCTACAAAAATCAATTAGAATCTATCAGCGTCATGCCGATAGCTCGCACAACTTTGGATGATTTAGAAAAAATCAATCATGTTGTGAAAAACAACAAATTGCAAATGAATTTTCACGTTCAGCAATTGCAAAATCAAAAAGAAGTAATACATCAGGCTTTTGATTGTTTTGAATCAAATTTACAAATACTGAAACAAGAAGTGCAAGAGTTGATTACTCACAATGAAAAGGCATTGTTTCAAAAAAGTTATAGTCAGTATGAAAAAGTCAAACAAGAACTCAATTGCGAGCAACTGATAAACGCTCACAATGAGCAGATACTCAATAGAACTATATCTACTGGGCTAGATCCCGAGCAAATTCAACTTTCAAGGATAGCACGCTACAGCGATTGGCGTCAAGCTGCGGTGATCATACGCCCGGCAAGAGAAATTTTTATTGAACACATGGTAGCCAATGATCCTCTTTATATCTTAGACGAAAGTCATGATCTTTTGAAACCGGCCATGTCAAAGTTCAACGAACTTTATCAAAATAGACTACGACCATACGTGGTTGATGAAGATGCCAACACGCCCTTGTTGATAAAAATTCCTGATGCTCAAATTGGCACATTTTTAGTATATAATTTTTTCAACTACAAACCTTTTGAAGTTATCAAAAACTATTTGGAACAAATTTATCAAAAACTCAGACCTGGCGGGATATTACTAATGACCTTCAATGATTGCGATCGTTACAAAGCAGTGATTTTGGCCGAAAGTGGTTATGCCTGTTACACTCCTGGCGGCATGGTAAGGAGTTGGGCCAAGAAAGTTGGTTTTGAAGAAATATTTTGCTATCACGACGACAGTCCTAGCACATGGATTGAATTTAGGAAACCAGGTGAATTTGTTTCATTGCGTGGCGGGCAGGCGCTGGCAAAAATATTACCTAAAACCATTGAAAAATCTAAATGATCCCCGTATAATCAAACACAAGGAGAAATTCATGAAAGATCATTTGTTAGACTTAGTAGAACACACACAAAAATTAGGCTGTATTGACTTGATTAAAATCACCGGTGACGACAAAAACACGTCGATCAGTGCAGTTGCTGAAGATCGGTCAGTGGTGATAGAAGGTGTTTTTGCTGCGCCTGTGGCCGAATTCATTGGCAATTTTGGTATGCCTAACTTGCCCAAACTGCGTATCCTACTGGGCTTGCCAGAGTATCAAGAAAAGGCCAAGCTGAGTATCACACGCAAGGACACTGGTGCGCCCGACGGCATCAATTTTGAAAATGCTGCCGGCGACTTCAAAAACAACTACAGATTCATGGCGTCAGAGATTATCAACGAAAAACTCAAGCCAGTCAAGTTCAAAGGAGTGAACTGGCACATTGAGTTTACTCCCACAGTGGCGGCTATTCAACGACTCAAGATGCAGGCACAGGCCAATGCCGAAGAAATAAACTTCCAGGCTCGCACAGTTAGCAAAGATTTACAATTTGTGTTTGGTGATCACTCAACGCACTCGGGCAATTTTGTGTTCCAGCACGATGTAACTGGCACACTCAAACGTGCATGGTCTTGGCCCATTGGCCTGGTTACTTCTATCTTGGACCTGACCGGTGACAAAACATTCCGCATCAGTGATGATGGCGCCGCCCAGATCACCGTGGATTCGGGTCTGGCTGTTTACAACTACATACTTCCAGCACAAAGCAAGTGACCCAAGACAACCTGACTGCCAAACAGTCAGACTACGCCATCTTTCTCCCAGCCATTTCGGGATTCTATGCCACATTCATAGGCAAGCAACGTGATCCGGTGAACGGTCCTTATGTGGATCCGGCCAGGATGCCTGTGGGTATCCAGGACATGGAGCAGATGAACTGGCTGAATCCGCAAAAAGCCTTGTTTCCATATCGGTGGAGCCTGTATTCGGGTGGTCATGCCAACTTGGATCTCAACAAACAGGACTGGAGTGAAGACATGGTTCGCAACCGTGATCCCAACACTCTCATGCTAGGCGACTCGGGCGGATTCCAAATTGCCAAGGGTCTGTGGGAAGGTGACTGGCGTGCCGGATCTGGTTGTGCCAAAGCACAGAAGAAAAGAGAAGCTGTGCTGAAATGGTTGGACACAATCAGTGACTATTGCATGACGCTCGACATTCCAACCTGGGTCATACACGACAAGAAAGCTGCTGCGGCTTGTAAAATCAGCACCTTGCAAGAAGCTGTGGATGCCACCAAGTTCAACAACGAATACTTCATGCGGCATCGTCGAGGCAAGGCCAATGGCGGAACCCGGATCTTAAACGTGCTACAGGGTGCCAATCATGCCGACGCAGATCGCTGGTATGACATCATGAAACACTACTGTGACCCTGTGAAATATCCTGACACCCATTTTGATGGCTGGGCCATGGGTGGTCAGAACATGTGCGATGTGCATCTGGTACTACGACGTCTTGTGGCCTTGCGTCACGATGGCTTGTTACGAGAAGGCGTGCATGATTGGATGCACTTCCTGGGCACAAGTAAATTGGAGTGGGCAGTCCTGCTCACCGACATCCAGCGTGCTGTGCGTCGGTATGTGAATCCGGCCTTTACTATCAGCTTTGACTGTGCGTCGCCGTTCTTGGCCACAGCCAATGGACAAGTATATCATCACATTGACTTGCCAGATCGTGAAAAGTGGTGCTATCGCATGAGCCCCATCGTGGATGACAAAAAGTATGCCACAGACACACGTCAATTTGGACCAGCTGTGTTGGCCGATGGCTTGATCAATCACTTTGATGAAAGCCCGATCAGTCGTCGACTACAGATGAAGGACATCTGTATCTACAAGCCCGGTGACCTGAACAAGATCGGCAAGGAAGGCAAGACGTCGTGGGATAGTTTCAGCTATGCTCTGCTTATGGGTCACAATGTTTGGATGCACATAGAAGCCGTGCAACGTGCCAACCGCGAGTATGATTCGGGCAAGTGGCCGGCCATGATGTGGAATCAAAATGGTGATCATGCCCGATTCCGTGACATCGTAGATGCCATATTCGTCACTGACAATCGTGAAGAATCTGAAGCCATAATCGAACACTATGACCGTTACTGGATGGACATCGTAGGCACACGTGGATTCAAAGGCAAGAAAGCCAAAAACGCACACAGCCAGTTCAACGCCTTGTTCGAAACTGTTGACGACGAAGCAGATGATAGTGTAAACTTAGATGTAGACTTTAGCCCGGACCAACAGGCCCGATTAGATCAACTCGAACATGAACAAATCCGATGAACCGAGAAGGACACGAAGACATAAGTTTCTTTGTAGGCACTGAAGTAGAACACACGCCGGCATTTGGTCTAAAGACCCTGTTTGTGATTGGAATACAACCAGTGGAAGACATACGGCACTGGTACAAACATCACGGTTGTGAACACATTTACTTTGGTGCCAATCAGAGTTTTCCTAACCTAGAAATCTATGATGCGGACGGATGGCGTCCATGGGAAAGGATGATCCAGGACTGTCTTGACACCAGATTACTATGCACACTTGATCTGGATGTGACTTGTGCCGAGGGACTGTTGGAAAGCAGTCTGGTTGAGTATAACAACTTTATACCCATGTTGTCGGTCAAACTACCTTACATCAGACAGTTAGGCTACAATGCCACACTCAAGATCGACGACCGAGATTTTGAAGCAACCAATGCCGGAGTTTGGTGTCACAGTCTACATGATTTACAAAAACGTCGGATGTTTACACCTTGGTCTAAATATACCCAAGATGAGGTCATAAAATGAATGTCAAAGAGCAAGCAGAAAACGCAATTTATCGTGCCAT